ACGTTTGGATGCTATTAGACAGTCTGTATTGATGGACATGGCATTTAACATGGGTGTACCTAGATTATGCGGATTTAAAAAAATGTGGATTGCTTTAGAACGTAGAGATTTTGATTTAGCCGCTACGGAAATGTTGGACTCTAGGTGGGCAGAACAAGTAAAACAAAGAGCAATTGATTTAGCATATAGTATGCAACATGGCACCTACTTAAATTAACGAAATTAAAAAGATAGAGAAATGAGCAAAAACTTAACAGAAAAACAGGCAGCTTTTCTTGCAGCATTATTTGATGATGCTGGCGGCGATGTTGTAAAGGCTAAATTAATAGCTGGGTATTCTGAGAAAACAAGTACTACAGAGATTATCCGTGGCCTACGCGATGAAGTACTAGAGGCTACACAGTTATATATGGCTCGTAATGCGCCAAGAGCAGCGATGGCAATGGTTGGTGGTATAACCGATCCTACGGAATTGGGCATAAAAGAAAAGATGACTGCCGCTAAAGAACTATTGGATAGAAGTGGACTAGTTAAAACTGAGAAGTTGCAAGTAGAAAGTTCTGGTGGAATCATGTTGCTACCAGCTAAAAATACTTCGGATGATGACTAGAGAAGTAGGTGTCTGGAAATTACCCCAGCCTACGGACTTAAAGGAAGAGGGTGAGTGGCTAAAGATACCTAGAATAGCTAGAACAATTCCTTTTGGTTATTGTGTAGACGATAAAGATAAGGATGTTTTAGTACCTGTAGTATTGGAATTAGAGGCACTAGAGCAGGCTAGAAAATATACAAAGCAGTATTCATATAGAGAAATAGCTAACTGGCTCAGTACTCGTACAGGAAGATATATCTCACATGTAGGATTAAGGAAAAGATTAGCCCATGAGCGACAGCGTAAAGATCAAGCTACAAGCCTCCGCAGATGGGCAGACTATGCGGAAAAGGCAATCCTCAAAGCGCAAGAAATCGAAAAAGAAAGAACCGGCGCAAGAGAAACAGCTTAGTAAAATACGCATAGAAAAAGAAGAAGCTATAGAAGATATACACCATGTAATCTTCAAACCGAATGAAGGGCCACAAACTAAATTTCTAGCTGCAAGTGAAAGGGAAGTACTATACGGCGGTGCAGCAGGAGGTGGTAAATCATATGCGATGCTGGCTGACCCTTTACGTTATATGGGGCATCCCAGCTTTAGCGGCTTACTATTACGCCATACAACAGAAGAGTTGCGGGAGTTAATATTTAAGTCGCAAGAACTGTATCCACAAATCTGGCCGGGAATTAAATGGTCAGAAAGAAAGATGCAGTGGGTCGCGCCTTCTGGAGCGCGTCTATGGATGTCCTATCTGGATAGAGATGAGGATGTAGCGCGTTATCAGGGTCTGGCTTTTAGTTGGATAGGCTTTGACGAGTTAACACAATGGGCTACCCCATTTGCATGGAATTACATGCGATCTCGTCTACGGTCCACTGCCCCCGATTTACCTATCTATATGAGGGCAACTACTAACCCCGGAGGTAGGGGGCACGGCTGGGTAAAGAAAATGTTTATTGACCCTTCTATACCAAATAGAGCATTTAATGCTACCGATATAGAAACAGGTACAGAACTACTTTATCCAGAAGGACATTCTAAAGAAGGTGCGCCGCTATTTAAGCGCAAATTTATACCTGCCAGCTTAATAGATAATCCGTATTTGGCAGAATCTGGTGATTATGAGGCTATGCTTTTATCCTTACCAGAACAACAAAGACGCCAACTATTGAATGGTGATTGGGATATTAAAGAAGGTGCTGCCTTCACAGAATTTGATAGAACTATACACGTAGTTGAGCCGTTTGATATACCTTCTAGTTGGATTAAGTTTAGGGCATGTGATTATGGTTACGGTTCATACAGTGGAGTAGTTTGGTTTACTGTCGCTCCTGATGAGCAGTTGATTGTTTATAGAGAATTATACGTATCTAAAGTATTGGCTACCGATTTAGCAGATATGATTTTAGATATAGAACAAGCGGACGGAACAATTAAATACGGAGTACTTGATAGTTCCTTATGGCATAAACGGGGAGATACAGGGCCTAGTTTAGCTGAGCAAATGATTTTAAAAGGATGTCGGTGGCGTCCTTCAGATAGAAGTAGAGGAAGTAGAGTATCAGGTAAGAACGAGATACATAGACGTTTACAGGTAGATGAGTTTACAGAAGAACCAAGATTGGTATTTTTCAATACCTGCGTAAATACAATATCTCAATTACCTGCTCTGCCTCTTGATAAGAATAATCCAGAGGATGTGGATACAAAATCAGAAGATCATTTATATGATGCATTACGATACGGCATTATGTCTCGACCCAGATTTAATATATTTGATTTTGACGTAAACTTGTTGACAAAGGGATATACACCAGCCGATGCAACATTTGGGTATTAAGGAAAATTAAATGGCCGAAGAAGAAGACAATGTAATAATTGAAGAGCAGGCACTGGCTATGGAGGATATTAAAAAGTCTTCAGACGAAGAAGATATCTATACCAATTCTCCTATCGTTAGATTTGTTCAAGATAGGTATTCCCGTGCAAAGAATTTTCGGGACACAGACGAAGAGCGGTGGCTGAAATCCTATCGTAATTATCGTGGCTTGTATGGACAAGATATTCAATTCACGGAAGCAGAAAAGTCTCGTGTCTTTATTAAGGTAACTAAAACAAAAACGCTGGCTGCCTATGGTCAAATTGTAGACGTACTATTTGCTGGACAGAAATTCCCACTAAGTATTGAACCCACTACTCTTCCAGAGGGCGTTACAGAGAATGTAACTTTTGATCCAAAGGAACCAGACCAACTAAAAAGCCCTTATGGGCATAAGGATGATGGTAATGAGTTAGCTCCCGGCTCAACTATTAACACCTTGAATCTGGGGCCACTAGAAGAAAAGTTAGAAGGTATTGATGTTAAGGAAGGTGTAGGACGTACTCCCTCTTCAGCCACTTTCAGCCCCGCTATGGTAGCTGCTAAGAGGATGGAAAAAAAGATTATGGATCAGCTTGAAGAAAGCAATGCATCCAAACATCTTCGCAGTACAGCATTTGAGATGGCTTTGTTTGGAACTGGTGTCATTAAAGGACCATTCGCAGTAAATAAAGAATACCCTGATTGGAGTGAGACAGGCGACTATATTCCTAAAATTAAAGTAATCCCCCAACTAAATCATGTTAGTGTCTGGAATTTCTATCCTGATCCAGATGCGAATAATATGGACGAAGCTCAGTACGTAGTAGAGCGCCATAAGTTGAGTAGGACGCAGCTACGAAATCTAAAACGTAGGCCCTTCTTTAGGGAAAAGGTAATTGAGGAATGTGTTGAATTAGGTGAGCATTATACTAAGGAATCGTGGGAAGATGACTTAGCTGACTATGAGGTTCATCACGATGTTGATAGATTTGAGGTACTAGAATACTGGGGTATTTTAGATAAAGATTATCTTGATTCTGAAGATGTAGACCTACCTAAAGAATTTGAAGATGCTGATCAGGTACAGGCAAATATATGGCTGTGTCAGGATAAAATAATCAGGTTAGTTATAAATCCATTTAAACCTGTACGTATTCCTTACATGGCTGTTCCTTATGAATTAAATCCTTATAGTTTCTTTGGTGTAGGCATTGCAGAAAATATGGATGATACGCAAGCTCTTATGAATGGCTTTATGCGTATGTCTGTAGACAATGCGGTATTGTCAGGAAATTTAATTATAGAGGTTGACGAAACTAATTTAGTACCGGGGCAGGATTTATCTGTTTATCCCGGTAAAGTATTTAGACGCCAAGGTGGTGCACCGGGACAGGCTATTTTTGGAACTAAGTTCCCTAATGTCTCGAATGAAAATTTACAGTTATTTGATAAGGCTAGACAGCTTTCGGATGAGAGTACTGGCTTTCCTTCCTTTGCTCATGGACAAACGGGTGTAGCGGGGACAGGTAGAACGGCAAGTGGCATTAGTATGTTAATGAGTGCGGCTTCCGGCGCAATTAAAAATGTTATTAAGAATGTTGACGATTATTTGTTACATCCATTGGGTGAAGGTTTCTTTCAGTTTAACATGCAGTTTGATTTTGATCCCGATCTTAGGGGAGATTTAGAGGTCAAGGCGCGTGGCACTGAAAGCTTAATGGCAAATGAAGTTAGAAGTCAGAGGTTGATGCAATTCTTAGGTGTTGCTAGTAATCAGGCTCTTGCTCCGTTTGCTAAGTTTCATTATATTATTGCTGAAATTGCAAAATCAATGGGGCTTGATCCTGAAAAGGTTACTAATAGTATGGAAGAGGCAGCTATACAGGCAGAGCTTCTTAAACAGTTTCAGGCTACTCAACCTCAACAGCCGCCACAACAGGGGCAGCAACCACAGCAAGTTCCTCCCGGTATGAATCCGCAAGACACTGCTGGAACAGGGAATGGAGCTATAGGAACTGGGCAGGCACCTGCACCGCAAGAACAAGGATTTACAGGCAATGAACAAGCAGGAGGAACTGTGGGGCAAGCTCCACCCGTTATTCAATAATAATCGTCAGTGGACTAACTTGACTAATTATTTAGATTATCTAATTAATCAACAGTATAAAATTTTGGAACAAGATAAAGAACATGCAGCTTTGTGTAAAGCACAAGGAGCTATTGAAGTATTAAAGCACCTTAAAGATTTAAGGGAAAATATATTGGGGAATAAATAATGGCGATACAAGAGCAGATGGAAATGTTTAAAAATAGTGATGAAGATGTTGAACTATTGCAAGAAGGCGGGGGTGTAGATACGCAATCCGGTAATGCCGTTCCTCTTGGAGGTACGCAGGAAGGGGTGCGTGACGATATTTCCGCTAATGTAAGTGAAGGGGAAATGGTTATCCCTGCTGAAGTAGTTCGCTATCATGGCGTAGAGGCATTTATGCAAATGCGTGATCAAGCCATGATGGGCTATAAAAAGATGGAAGCTATGGGACAGTTTGGTAATCCAGATGAGGCTAAAATCCCAAATGATTCCATGTTTAATGCTAATGGCTTGCCCTTTTCAGTAGTTGACTTAGAGTATGTAGACGAAGCTGGGCCAATGGAAGAGCCTAGTGCTAGATACGGTGGAATGCCAGCGTTTCAATCCGGCGGTGTAGTCCCTACTGTTACTCAGGGAACAATCCCAACTACTTCTTTTTTACAGCAGCCCCAAACAACGCCCATTACTGCCGTTAATCAGATTACGGGACAGCCTGTAACTACAGGATCAACTACTTTTGCTCCTGCTCCTACAGCAAATCTAACTGTTCCTACTTCTTTTACGCCCACTACACTAGCAGGAGTTAACCCTACTACTACTCCCTTACCCGTTGCAGGCACAACTGCTCCTGTAGGTACTCCTACACTACCTTCCTTTGGTACAGTTTCTGCTGGTACGACCTCTATTAATTTCTTTAGGAATGAAGCGGGTGAAGTTATTCAAATTCCTGTTCTTAATGGTAGGCAAACATTTGAGGCCCCAGAAGGTTTTGTACGATTTGATCCAGATAAACCAGAAGTACCTTCTGAATTTCCGGGGCCTACAACACCGGAAGCAGATAGACCAGTATCAGAGGGGCGAAAAGAAGAAGAAGAAATATT